AACAATAATGAAAGACCCAGAACAGGCATCTTATTATGCGCGTGATGTTATTGGAGGTAGGTGGCCAGAGGCAGAACCAGAGATAATAAAAGACCGAGAATGGGCATATTATTATGCGCGTGATGTTATTGAAGGTAGGTGGCCGGAAGCAGAACCAACAATAATGAAAGACCCATATTGGGCATATAATTATGCTCTTAATGTTATTAGGGGTAAGTGGCGAGAAGCAGAACCAACAATAATGAAAAACCCATATTGGGCATATTATTATGCGCGTAATATTATTAAGGGTAGATAGCCCGAAGCAGAACCAACAATAAAGCAAAAACCAAGATTATGGGAAAAGCACAAACAGTATCTCCATATACAATAATTACATATCGCCGACAACTATATCATAAGTCTCTTTAAATATATCATCTGTACAGACATACTTTTCGCCATTTCCCCATGTGATTATCCAGTCTCTTGGGAAAATTATTTTTCTCGTGCCCTCTGTGGTATTAAAATATCCTATTCGGGCTGGTTTGAGTGCTTCGGTAAACACCCATTGTTCTGCGGCGACAAAATCTAAAAATAAAGCGTTGACAACATCTATTGGTTCTTTTGTGTCTTCTTTAACTTTACGAAAAGCGAATAATACTTTGCGATGATACGTTTCTTCACCAGGTGGTTTTAATTGAATATAGCCGCCCGCAAATATGTTATCGGCATCCCTGGCTTTCTCCTCTTCTGATACTAGCCCTGAGTATTTTTCAACTGATTACCATTTTGTTGGACGCAGATCACCTTTAGTTATATAATAATATGTTTTGTCTCTAGAATAATGGACAGTCCCATCATCAGTTGTAACTCCCTCAATTTTAATTCCGGGAAACCATTGCGTAGCTTGGATTTCAATTAATTTGCTGCGATATTTTGCCATGGTTGCACTCTGGTTTGTCATTATTTCTGGGATAATCATTTCTTTAAGATTGTCAAATATTTCCTGTTTATGAGTAGAATTTAAAATCTCTTGCGTGATATAGTCCTAGTCGTTCACTTATTATAGTCGTTTTGTTTCCACTATTAACCTAGCTCACACTATACTAAAGCGACAGATCCCGTGCGAACTGTACCCCCAGAATCCTTTGCTTTAAACATAGCTTTAGTTGATCCTGGAGTATCATCTAACCAAAATACCAACTCAGATACTGCCAAATCTCCATCTGCTGGAGCAGCCAATTTTTTGATGAATAAATAATTGTCTTTATTAATTTTTAATCCCACAACCGCTGATGAATTTTGAACTAATAATTGGTCAGCCGTTTGCGATGCCGTAGCTTGAATAATACAACCAACATCTGCCGTCGTTGGGGTTTGTACATGTAACGTTGCTAGTGGTGTAGGTTGATTGATACCAACTCTATTTTGACTATTTAATATCATCATGGGATTAGATGCAGCGTTACTAATAAAAAATCTGATTGGAGTATTAAGTCCGGTCGATGCGATATTCAATCCGCCACTCAAGTTTCCACCTGACTCTATCAACAACGCATCTTGTCTAAATCTACCACTTGTGGTAAATCCTGTACCAAATACCAATATTCTAGCTGAATCATTACCAAAATCTGTGCCGTTGGCTAATATCAATGATGCAAACGCTCCCGTTCCGGCATTAGTATTAGCTATTGCCATTCCGGTGGAAGCATTTTGATCTTTTCGAATTAGCAATAATTCTGTTGTAGATGTTACACCGGCACCAATAATAACCGAAGTATTCGTTAGTCTTAATATTTCGGCTGGTGCTCCACTATTGGCTGTTTTAAATATTAAATGACCCAATTGAGTAGTTCCAGACCCAGTGTATACCGATTCGATATTTGATATTGTTCCCCAAGATGAATTAAATCTGGCATCAAAATTGACAAAATTAGTAACGTCATTAGTTGATAAGTTAGCGGTTGACGGTCGAGATTTTCTGAGCGTGACTCCCGAAGCCGCTGCTGCTGTTGCCGTACTAAAATCAATTATGAGTGATGGAGCACTTATCGTAGTTATTTCATTGTTAACAATATGGACATTGGTTTCTGGCGAACCAATATTGAATGCCAATCTTCCGGTAGCTTTATTGAATGACATCGACGCTGGGGCTGATACAGGAATATCTCCAGTAGCATAAAAATTAAAATTATTGGCTGCGGCTTCTCCATGCCAATTAAAATTCGACGACCCATCGACTTCAAGCGATATTCCTCCGGGTACAAACATCGCAAATTGGCTAGTATTTGGTACTCCATCCTGTGATAAAAACAATCCCCCTGAAGCGGCTTGACCAAGCGCAGTGCTAGTACCAGGAATACCAAAATACATTGCTATTGTGCCAGCGGCACCGGCAAAACCATTAACTGCATCCCCGCCATCTCCGGTTCGAATTGTTATGTCCGATACCGCGAGAGCATCAATTGCCCCGGTTACATCATTAGTACTTGGTGATAGTAGTTCAATCGACCCATATTGTGTAGTTGAATTAACAAGTAATCCATTTGATACAATATTAGTAACTCCACCGGTGGCTATGTCAAGATTACCATTGGTTGTTATCGTAGTATTGCCCACAGACGAAATAATGCCAACAGATGTACCAGTAATTGTATTAGTTGTGACAGAGCTTAAAGTTAGTGTGTTAGCTTGAATAATCAATGAACTCTGACCCACCAAATTAGATCGTGCTGATGCAAAATCAACTGTTTCTCGCCAAATTGCCGCACCGGTCACAGCCAATACGCACGTATAATATCTATTTTGAACTGTGTTGTACCATTGACTACCAACAGAATATCCCTGTGTGTTGTCGTTTCCTACTGTTGGATTTGTTGTGGCCGTCCAATTGGTTGTGCCAACACGGTCGGCTATTCCTTTTAAACCATTTATGATTATTTCTCCACCTTGCCCTGTTGGGGCATCAGCTGGGATAGTCAAACCTTTATATGTGGTTGTCTCCGGCATTTGATTTATCCTAAATAAAAATGAGTGTGTTCTGAGTCTGGTGAGCTATATGTGAATTGATTAATTAAGAATTTTCTTCCGCAAAAATCATCGCCAAGATATTTCTTCCCAGCACCCGAATTTAAGTAACCAATTGTCATGTGTGGTGTATAACCTGGATGTGTTTCTGTCACATTAAATTGTTTTACCAAATCGTAATGCAATTTGGTCAATTTCTGACTAATAACATCTACTTTTAAAACGTCTTCATCGTTTTCAAATAGTGATAATTGTTGTAATTCAATTTCAAATGGATATGTTCGTGATATAAAATCATATAAATCGGTTATTTTAGTCGTCAGATTAAACCCATATAATACAGTAATATGGATTTCGGTTTCTAAGTTTCCATCTGATATGTCTTTTGGATCAATTTTCGTTGCCCATTCACTTATTTCCGATGCAAATTCTTTCGATAATACTGCCATTAAACAGCCGTATTTATGATCTTCTTCTGTTATCAATTTTGATAGTGATTGATTCAATCTCTCTTTAAACGGCATTGTGAATCTCCAAAAATCGATTTATATAATCTTTTATTTTATTATACACCTGAGGTTCACAGCGACAACTAAATAACTTATATAGCAAATCAAGATATTTAAAACCAGGTCTAGCCGAATGTGCGTCAATATATCGTGTTTCAACATAATACCAATGTTCTCTATCTAATCGATGATTGGCTACACCGTGCCCCCATTCGCGTTTTCCAAAATAACATCGGTCCGGATAAAATCGAGATCTTTTAAATCGACCATCAAAATACATTTCATCGTTATCCCATTCGTCACGCCTGCCCTCAAAAGATTTTTGTAATTCAAATGATATGTCTTTAGTGGTAGTGCTAAGTATTTCTTGCCAAATTGGGGGTTTAGCTCCGATATAACACATTGGATATTTTGGAGCAATCAATGGATTTTCATTGTATGCGTTTGAACTATATAATTGCACATCTTTTGATTCATCATATGTATGAAAATAATTGGCATCTATTGGGAACATATCAACATCACTAGTCAATACATAGTCATCTGGTTCAATTATAGAAGATAAAAAGCCAAATAATCTTGAGGTTTGTATTGATGTCGATAAATTATACCCAGATACTGGTGCAACAAATTCAATATGACCAGTTTTTTGTATTTCTTCATATAAAAACGACAAGACGCTGGTCGTTTGCCATTCATCTTTTGTACCAAGCAATAAACTGATTGGTTGCATTTTAACATGATCTGACCATAATATATTAACTATTGGCATAAAAAAACTATAATGTAGATGTGTATTAGTGGCATTAACAGCAAATTTTCTCATTTTCAATCAACTCCTATTACTTGTCCGACATATTCACCATATTTCATCGGAGGATGTTTTGGAAATGCAACAAACTCTTTTGATTTATATTTATAACCGTGTTCGATTACATCGTGTTGGATTTTGGGCCAAACACAATCGGTAATAAATTCTTGGTCAATGTTAAATCTATTTCTCAGATTCTTTTCTTTCATCCAATTGACCATTGATTGTTCTATATTTGGAAAAATACCCCCCTTAATTCCCCACATACCACCCAACATTGTTTCTGTAGCATGTGGGGCTGGGTAATCACGCATGACATGAGCAATTTTTCCCGATGCAATCCATTCATTAACGCAGACTAGTTCTCGTGTGGTTACTCTGGAATCACAATCTCTGAATATCACATATTCGGCTTCTGGATCGCTGGCTGCTAAAAATCTCCAACTATAAGCCGGAACATAAATCTCTGAATGTTCTCGTACGAAAATTTCGCAATTTCGTTGTCGCAATTCAGATAATACCGGACAATCTGTAGAAACATAAAATCTGCAAATCCATTCTGGATATATCTCAGCCGCTTCATCAATATTGATAAATGCTCCTTTGGTATAAAGCGGTTTATTTCCCCATAATGAAAAAGAGATAATTCGTTTTAACGACACTATGATCACCTCGCTAATCTGAGTTTATATTATATACGACATCGGGCATCAATATGATCATATTGATGCCCGATAAAAATCAAATTAAGGATTAAGAACCGAACTTGGACTTCGGCTTACAATGCCCAACGCAGCCAAAGTTTCATCAGAGGTCAGGCTTTGAGAAGCGTTAAGAATACCCAAATCAAGAACGATAAACTCAGCAACTGTTGTCGGAATCAAAACCACGGCTACCCACAGTTCAGATCGTGCTCGTCGTAGTGGAGTATTGTTTGTTTGATCAACAATTACTCGATAACCAGACAAACCACGACGAGATTGATAATCAGCCAGAATTGGATCAAGGGCGTTCTTCACTTGAGCATAAAGAATCTCATCAATCGGCTCAAACAAATAATTCAATAATTGAGTCTTCAATGCAACCTTGATGGTATTAACCAGCATTCTAACATTGATTCTATTGAACGGAGAACCAGATCGATCTAATGTCTTTTGACCATTAATATAAATCCCGAATTTTGGATCTTTCACAATAGGATTAACAGCATTACTTGTTCCATAAAGCAAATCGCGTTCACCAGAACTCGGAGAATATTCAACATCAACAGCCGTTAAAATCCGACCACGACGCAACCCGGCAGGAGCAGACCACAATTCTGCAACACGTGCCGAGCGACTGAAGACACCAGCGACATAACCCGAAGGCGGAACCCACACAAACTGCGAATTATACACGTCTTCTTTCTTCAACCAACTATGAAACAAAGCACCATAACTGCTATTGATAGAATTCTGCAAATCAGACAACAAGATCCCATTATGCCAATCGACAACTTGCTGTGGCCGTAACCCAAACGGAGAATCAACGAGGTACAGCGTGTCACCACGAGTTTCACAAATCTGTAAAGCAGTACCGATGACCGCACCACTAGTAAAACCGGGGGTCGCCATCAAATTAATATCATAAGTTTCTGGATTAGACAAAGCATATAACCCAGTTGACTCAGCGGCATTACCAATCACAGCGGCATCTAGTTCGTTGCTAAACGCCGGATCGGTTGGGATGCCGTTTTGGCCACCTTCGAAAGTCATCCCGAAAAGCAACGATGAATTACGAACCACAAATGAACTCAAATTCTCATCGTTGTCAAGATATGAAGGACGGGCCTCCCAGTTGATAAAAGCATTACCGTCGATCCCACCCAGTGTTGTTCCTGGATTAAGCACATTACCAATGTATCTAGCGGTTCTAGAATCGAAAGTAACGTCTTGAATGCTTTCGACCACAAGATTAGCAGTATTCTTAATCGTTAATTTATATCGACCAGCCGGATCGCCCAAACTCTCAGTAAACTGTTCAAGAGTGAAACGATAGGAATCAATCCAAGTGCCAGCAGAACTAGCGATTATCCACCCAACAATATTCTCATAGTATGCAGAATCTTCAGCACACTGAGCACTCAAAAGATCAACTTCACAAGATAATGGTACCGCCGGATCGCTAATACTTGAATCTGGTAGTACCAGTCTGGTATCTGTATATCCTCGATATCCACGAGTTTGAGGGTAAAGAATACCCAATTCTTCAGCGAATTTTAAAGTTTTGATATTACTGAAATTCGCCAATACTTGTAATGTGTCTGATTTTCTACCAGTAGACGTCACTATTACAACATATTGTAAACCACCCGGTACTGTCAGAGCAAAAGACTGAAATATCGTTTCACCGGCAACAACACCAGCCAAATTAATTATCGTTGCAATATCGTCCGAATCTTGCCCAAGGCCGACCGGAACGCTAAATTCTACTTCTTTAGTATCCAAACCTATTGATTTGATTTTCACACGATTATTTTGAGAAGTAATCGCGAATGGCGATGCCGCAGTACCAATCAAAAATGCTCTTGGAATATCATAAGCATATTGTTGACTTCCTAATTCAGCGGCAAAACCACAAGAAGTCATCAACTGAATACGTTCACCAGAAGTCGTAGTTCTCACCACAGGAATAGCGACACCAGCACCATTCAAAGCCGAAACCGCAATATAATCTTCTAATGCAATCAAAGCGTTAATTGCAACGTTTAATGCCGCAACGGACGAATAGGTGGCCGATGGTATAACGTAAGCATTAGCGGTCGCACCCTCAACCGAGAATGAGAATGACCTATTATCGGGATGAGCACTAAAACCGAAAGTATCATTAATAGAAAGCTGACCATTAGTAACTTGGATCTTAAATATCAAACCCTGGCCAATATCAATACCTTGGCTCTTGCCAGTAGTATCGTCAACCAAAGTACCTTCTGATACAATAGTGTCGTCGCTATTTCTTATGACCTGATATGCTGCACCATCTAAATCCTGTCCGGTAACAGGCTCGCCAGAAATAATCATGATAAACGTATCATCTACACAACCAGTGTACGCATTACTAGTTCCGGTGCCGGTAAACAACATTGTCGAATTGGTAGGACCATCTGTAGCGGACAAGCTAGCATCGTTATAAACAATACCGTCGATGCTAGCCGCGTGGAAAACAGCCGGGTTGGCAGCATTAACCACACGAAAAGTGATTCTCCCATAATCAATTCCGCTAAACAATGGGATTCTTCCCCAGCCATTAACTTTAGCACCAGAAGTATCGATTGAAGTCGCGGATAATTCGGCTTCTTGTCCTTCAGCGGTTTCTACACCAATTCTGATAATATAACAATTATTGCCTTCTTCAAGATATGACAACACAGCATACATTAAGTAACTTTCGGGAAACGGCTCACCGAAAATCTCAATCGCTTGTTGTGGAGTTGATATGAAATATGGGATATTAACAGGGCCTTTATTGGACGTGCCAATGAAAACTGGTCTGAGCGGCCCAGAACCAGTTGGAGCGAATGAGATGGTCGTCTCGCGAGGATAGACGCCAGGTGATAAGTATATTGCCATTCAAATTCTCCGACAAGATTGTTAATATAGATTTGACAATATACTTATTAACAAATATTATTCAACGTAGACGAATAATAAATTATCTATTTATTAATGTTGTTTTTAGCCATCGCAGTGGCATTTTTTGCTACATCGCTATCATATGTGATTTGTAATATTTGTCTTTTGCATAAGTTATTTATTTGTGATTCTAGCAGATAATCTTTGGCCACAGTAACAGATTTTCCAGCACCAATTCTTATTTGTTGTTCATGCAAGAAAAAATCACCTTTGGGTGGCCTGGCCTGCAAAGAAATAGTTTGTTTGCTTTTATTGTAAATCCTAATCATTTGGACTTCAGCCATAATATTCACTGCGTGTTAAAGTGATCCGCGTTGACCAAACAAAGTCGCCCCTGTATTGCCTTCTTTAATAACCCCAACTCTACCGAGAACTGTTGGAACTATCTTCTCCGGTAGCGGCAACCATGCCTCAGCAGACATTTTATACTCGTATTTGATCTTGGCTTGTTGATCAGCCGCTACTTCTTTTTCGGTAGCATCAGTATGCCCCCCAAATTTAATAGTTACCACTCCAGATAAATGACCATCAAACATGACAAACTCAGCCAAAGGATTAAATTTAGTCAAAACTTGATATAAAATATATTCAGCGTCTCTCTTATGAGTAGCCCAAACAATCATTGTATAATTAACTAAATACGGAACAGGTCGATAAACCTTAGCCACCCTATCACCACGATTAGTCAGATATCTCCTACCCATAGCCAATCTGGGAGGACTATATTTCTCAGTAAGATACTCTGATGAACCACGATCAAGAGATGCTATGGGTAACTTGACCCTACCATTTGTAAGATCATCTTTCCAAATAAGTAGTGATCGATCACCACCGGCAATCTTAACACGCATAAATCGATAAGCATCTTTAGTTGGTACTCTAATCCCAGACCAAAACGCCTTCATGGCACTATCTAATTCTCTGAAACCTGGGGTTAAAAACTCTTGAATATGTGATAAATCATCGGTCAAATTATTTCCAAAAATATTCTGTCGCCCACCAACATCGCTTAATTGAGAAATAGCCGCTGGATATTGGTGTATAATTGGAGTATCTTGATATCTAGCTTCAGCAACTGATGTATAGATATCCGGGGCATTGGGTTGAGGTACCAAAACAGTTTTAAAATCATATATGGGCATTAGAGCACCCCGTTCTCAATTGATTCAAAAATCTTCTTAATATTTGATACTTGCGATTCGCTCGTCTGCACAGATATTCTATACCCAAATGAATTTTCAGCCTCAGATTGCTGTTTAATATCAACAGATGAATCTGGAAGGTTCTCGATTTTATCAGCGACAGATATTACTTTGTCCTCAACAAATTTCACGATCGAGGATCTTAATCTACCAGCGGTTACAGAATGCTTCAAATATTCCTTAAACTCTTTAACCGATTTAAATGATCTCATTTGGGTCACGAATGCTTTGTGGCGGCTGTATTAAATTTGGTATAATAGTAATATCAGACATTAAAGATTCACAAATACATGAAATATACAACCAATTATATCTAAATTGCCCAGTTTCCTTTGCGTCTACAATCAAAAATTTTTCTGATCTATTATTCATTACCCCCATCGGGACCATAATCACATCACCAGATCTTGGATATCGATAATTTAATAGCTCAATGTGTTTTTTGGTAAAGACAATAGTTGTTTTATTCGTGGCGTCAATACCAAATTTTGTAAGTTCAGATTCCAACGGTACTGGCTTAAAATAAGCCCTTATTTTATGGGGTTCCCAATAAGTGGGATCTGGATCTTCATCCCAAACTTTATCTATGTCTTCATTGCTAGTCCGAAAATATAAATCTATCATTCGCCCACTAATACTAATAATTTCATCTGCCAAATTTTGAACAGTAGCCAAATCTGGTGAAGCATCATTATCAAGACGTGCCAACGAATATCCCTGTTGAACGTCACTCCTATAATCAGGAATTGATATCAAATCGTTAGACAGCAATGGATTTGTAAATTCGTGAATCATTAATTAAGGTGTGTATTGTTTCACTGGCAAATAAGGACTGGTTGGTGGTTGATAATTCAATGGTATCGGCCAAGCGGTGCTTCCCGTTACGCTGCCCACTGATCCCGTGACGCTGCCCACTGATCCCGTGACGTTGCCGGTGAATGTCGTGGTGAAGCTGGTGGTGACGGCGGTTGCCGCGTTGGTGCCCGCGATGAATAATCCGCCAGCCGCGCCCGGCGGAACGCCCATGGTGTAAAGGCTTCGACCAATTGACGAGGCAACCGTGAAGTCGCCAGCCGTGGCATCTTGCCAGACAGCAGTGGCGATGGCCGCGACACTAGGCGGCGTGGTGGCGGTGTCAATCGCGGCGATGTCGGCGGAAACGCTCGCTCCCGCAGGCGCGCCAAGCCGGGCAAAGCTGTCGCCCGTTTGCGCGGTGCTTCCCGTTACGCTGCCCACTGATCCCGTGACGTTGCCGGTGAATGTCGCGGTGAAGCTGGTGGTGACGGCGGTTGCCGCGTTGGTCCCCGCGATGAATAATCCGCCAGCCGCGCCCGGCAGAACGCCCGTGGTGTAAAGGCTTCGGCCAATTGACGAGGCAACCGTG